TCAATGCACCTGACAATCCACCAATTGCACAAATAACTTCTTCAAGTCCTTTGCCATTTAGTTGTGTCCAACCTTGATTGGTTGCAAACACGTTAGTCTTTTGGTCAGCAGTGAGCCACTTTGGTTTAGCTTCATCTGCATCTGTGTTTCCCCATAGGGCCATAGTCTTTCTCCTTATTTAAAGATTTTACTCTTCTATTTATCTAAATCCATTTCTCTTCAGCTGAGAAATAGTGTTGTTGGGGGATGTATGATGAATCCCAATACCACCAGCGGACTCCCATTCCTTGATATTTTTGATATAATCATCAATCAAGATGTTTGGTTTTCCATTTGATGTGGCATATTTCTTTTTATCTGCACGTTGTACAAGATGTATCTTTCCAGTAGGTTTAGCATTCTTAGACAACCATGCCTTCTTGCCTGGCCTACTGTTTCCATCATTGTTCGAATATGCAGACAAAATGTTCGCATTGTATCTGTTAATAAACTTCCACATCTTCTCTGCACCAGACATCCAAGGCAGAGTATGCCAAAAATCCTTCTTTGCACGAATTTCTTCCCAACGTGTTTCTTTTTCAACAGTATCAAACTTTTTACCAGTGAGTTTCTTATACCCACCAAGTAAATCTACAATAACCATATCCATGTCACAGTAAATTTGTGGCAGCTCTTCTTCATTAATCTTTGTGAGTTCCACAAGACTTTTCATCTTTAGCCCTTTTCTTTGACTGCAACTTCTACTTTTGACATAGGTTTCCCTGTCATAGTAGTGTCACCCTTAGAATCTTTAGATGGTTTCTCATCTTCGTCTTCTTCTTCAGTCTTAGCGTCTGCTTTCTTTGCTGCCGCTTCCCACATTGCACGAACAGCATCAGCGACTGTATCTTCTTTCATAGACTTAGAAACCGCCTTGCGTCTTTTATGTAAGAACTTATCAGAGTCATCAACATCACCATCGTTGTCAATGTCTTTGTCTTTACGGTCAGCAAACTTCTTCTTTACTGCTTTAGGTTGAACTGCGTCCAAACCTTCACCGTCATCAGACTTATCATTCTTATTAGTTTCAGTTTTCAATGCTTCTTCAACATCGTATTCTTTTCCACCAATAGTAAAAGTCTTGTCACCTTTTTCTTTTGCCATCTTTGCAGCATGGATGTAGTTATTCTCATCCTTTTCGTTTTTGGGTTTCTCACCCTTTTCTTTTTTAGAGATAGCGATTGCTGCTTGTTGTGCCGGTGATACCGCCTCAAGCACAGCCTGTTCTAGACTACCTTCTTTTGTTTTAAGATACTTGGGCATATTATTTCTCCTGTGCATTCATCTTGTTAATAGTTTCTTGAGCCTTTGCAATCTGCAACTGCAATTGTGCGATACGAGTTTTCTTCTTATCATCACGACCCTGTTCTACCTCTTTAGCAGAATCTGGTTTTTGTGGTTCTTCTTCTTCCTTCATCTCTGGTTTCTCATGTGTATAACCCATGTCTTTCATTCTGAGATGGTCTGCTTCTTTGTCTGCCTTATAACCTTTTCCAGTTTTAGGGTCATACATCATATGTGGAGTAAAGTCTTCTGGTAATGGTTGTGATGGCCACTGGATTGGTTCAACACCTTCTTTGATATCTACAGGCGAAACTGCCATATCTCCGAAAGCCATTGTAACCTTTCCATCTCTTTTATACAAGTATCTTTTTGCACTAGTAGGACTATCTTTCCTTGCCATAGTAATCTTTTCTACTCTACCCTTGTTTACCATGTTCTTAGACTTGACAATATACTCAATAAAATCTTTACCTTTCTCTAATGTAGAGTCGTGTTTGATTTTAACAGTAGAACCTTTCTTCAGTTTATCAAAAACTCGAAGCAACTTAGGGTCGTTCATCTTCATGCCTTCAACCAAAGCGTCAGTGATTTCTACTTCAACTTCTTCTTTGTACATGTTCAGTTCATATCTCTTATTGTCAAGATTTGCAACTTGAACTTGGATACCCTTCTTACTTCCTTTTGCTTTTAGTCTGTAAGTGTTTGTCTTACCACTTGAAGGTTTCTTCGGCCCCATTGCAACTTTACTATCAATCTCATCTGGGTCGATTTCCATACCAAACTTTTTCTTAGCAAATGCATATGCATGTTGCATTGCACCAGAGAAAGTTTTATGATACAAGTCATAACCTGTAGAAGATTTTGATTCTTCAATTTCAAACCCTTCAAGAATAACTTCTTCACCCATTCTAAGTTGTTTTGAGACCATCTTAGTAGTGTTCAACATATCACGATATGACTTGGAAATCATATCAACAAACTTTTCTTTGTCTCGTGGTTTGCGAATCATGTCGTATGCTTTTAGTAGAGTATCAACAACTTTAGAATCGACTTTTTGTTTCTTTCCATCTTTGAACTCAAGATCAACATTACCCCTAGAATCTTTTGATCTACGCAACTGCATTACAATATTCTTTTTTGCAAGTTCTTGGTCTTTGGCATTTGCTTTTGGTTCATCAACGTCAGCAGGATCAACACCTCTTCTGCCCATCGCTCTCATTGCATCACGTTTTGCCTTAGATGATTCATCCATTGTTTCGTGATGATTTTTTCCACAAGATTCACATGGAGATTGTCCACAATCACAAGAACACATTTCTTCATTCTGTCTTTTCAGAACAGCAGCGACTTGTTTATGATCAGACAAACCCTTCTTAATCTTTTCGATAGCAGCAACAGCACCAGACATATTTCCACCAGCATATCTTTTATCTGATGCAATACCGATTGCCATCTTAACTTGTTTTGGAGAATACCCTTCACGAACTTCGGAAAGAGCTTCCATCATTGTTTTTCCATATCTTGTCATTTTACTTTTCCCAAATTTTTATTTGTAAAGAGTCATCACCTTTAATAATACGATGATACTCCATTGCGTTTATATAATAAAGTTTGCCTTTAACCAATTCCACTGGAAGTTCATTATCCATCTGAAGTTTCCATCCAACTCCCTCTAGGATTGCAATCTCCCTGTCATTTCTATCACGATGCCAAACTAGTTCTTCTTCATTTACATTTTCTGAAAAAGTTCTAATTTTATATCCTTTCTCTAGTGTATCCTCATAAGGGTCTACCAAAAGAAATTACCCCCACCAGACAAACCAAGTTGTTTTGCATATCTTGGTAAATTACACGCCCAATATCCTGCCTTCGTTTTGTCTTTCTTGTTTGCACAATCGTGTCTTGCAGCAAACGATTTTCTTGCCTCTTTGTCATTCAACTTAACTTTTAGTCCAGTTGTATCACCCCAAGAGACTTTCTTAATATTTCCTGTTGATGGGTCTTTAACATACACATAGTATTTCTTCGGCCCACCCGCCTTAGGTTTATTTAGTTCAACATCTTTTCCTTGATACTCTGATTCCATCATAGGACAATCTAGTGGAACATTCTCCCCTTCATAGACTGCATACTTACCAATGTCACCTTCCATCAAATCTCTGTTGAACCCTGTAGGATTAAACTCTCCAGACTCATACTCAACTCTTTTCTCTTGGAAGAACTCGTAGTACTTCTCAGAACCAACACGATATACGTTTGATTCTATTAAACTAGCAGTCTTACATTCTTGGCAACAATCTTCTGTACCACAAGCAGTATGTTCTTTAAACGAGATGATAGGTTTTGAAGGAGTCATTTGATTACTTTCTTTTACTTCAGTTTCTTCTTTCTGTCCCTTTGCTTGTTTCCACAAGTCTGCATCACCAGTAGTTCTAGTCTTACCACCTGTAATAAAAGAGTTAACTCTAGCAAACGCCCACTGCTGTGGTGTTGTGCCAGGGCGGTGTCCTGTCTTCCACGCCGCCATACCTCTGTCGTATACTTTCTTTAAAATACCATATGAGATACCAGACTTATCTGCTTTCTTAACAAGTCCTTCAATTTTTTCGTCTAGTTGGAATTCTTCTTTAGGAACACAGTTAGGAACTTCCTTACCGTTCTTCATCTTAACGCCAACTTGTTTATGAGTGTCCCAACATGGATCATCTTCACCAAACATTTGTTTAAACTTCTTAGTGTGTTTAGATGGTTTAGTATCTGCATCTGCATCGCCTGGCGCAGGCCCATCTTTTGCTTTTGCAAAATGTGCCGCACGTTTCTTTTTGGTCGATACAGACATCTTATCACCATCAGCATCTTTTGCAAAATACTTGGCGGGTTGTGAGCCTTCTCTGTCTTTAATATCTTTATCTTGTTTTACTTCGTACAACCACTTCTTGTGTGTAGTACCATCTTGTTCTGAGAACACAAGATAGTTTGTACCTCTACGAATAACTTTACCAGACACGCCTGTATAATTATCTTCTACAATGTCACCGATAGCATAAAGTTTACCTTCTACATACAAATCACGAATCACATCTTCTTCTGTCTGTTCTACTTGGTGTACAATGAATGACTCACGAATACCCATGTGTTTACGAACATCCTTAAACAAAGACATGCCTTGATTAAATCCTTTTGGTAATCCGTTCTTGAACGAATCATAATCATCAGATGATGCCGCAGCACGCATCTTAGAAGCAGACATCCCTGTCACTCCCTCTGCATCTGGGTCTCTTTCGCCAGCAGATACAACCTCAATATTGTCAAACCCATAGTAACCGTGTCTACCTTCAACACCATTATACTTGTTCAACAATGTATCAAACTCTGATACACGGTCAGAACCAACAACCATTACGATTGATTTATGTCCTTTATTGTGTAGTGTTACTGCAATCTCAAATACTTGTCTTGCTTTATCTACGAAGATACTCCTAGAATGTTTTGGGAACATCTTCTTCATGTATGCAACTTTTTTAGTGTACGGAAGAGGGTCTTTCTTTGGGTTTTCTGAATGTGATGCAAAGACATAATAAGGCGCACCAGCATTTTTCTTTGCCTGTTTAGCAACTGCGTCTAGTAATTTCTCGTGGCCAGTAGTTGGTGGATTGAATCTACCAAAAGTGAATACACATGTATCCCCACGAGCTTCTCTGATATCCTTAAAACTTTTCATTCTTCTGTACCCGATCCTCTTGCATTTTTAAGTCTAATTAATTCTGCCTTACGAAGCGTAACCATAAGTCTCTTTGCAATCTTTTTAACTGCAGCGCCCTTAGTTTTCATAATTCTATTATCTAAGTTTTGTCTCTGCATTAAAGATAAATTTGCATAGTCATTTGGTTCTAGTCCGGCAAACTTCTTAATAATAATTTGTTTTGCTTGTTTGTTCGCCCGTTGTTTTATTTTACCATCTGACGCTAACTTCTTTTTATTCCTTGCAACCTTCGCCTTAAACGCAGAAGACTTAGCAAGTTTCTTCATTCGTAAACCCATTTTACGTCTGGTTGCAACAGACAAAGCTTTGCGTTCAGTCAAATCAGATATGAGATCATTCCACTCAATCATTTGTCCCACGCCTTGATTGCAGTAAAGTTATTAAAACTAAATTCCATTCTGTCTACTAGTTTTACTGCATCGCCCGATACTCTGTCGATTGCAACATAACCTTCTGGATTAGTAACCTTAAATCCATTTGCAGTCTTAATGAATGTATCAGTCAATCCCTTCACACTATTTAGTTTCTTTACAACTCCCATCTTTGCATCAACCAAGTGTCCTTGGAAAGCAATGATGTTCTCTAAATTCTTTGTATGTTTCTTAACTTCACGAACATACTCTGTTTGTATATTCCTATACTTATCTTTACCTTTATCACTTTTAACTTTGTTAATATGTTTTTGGATTGCATCAGATACCCACTTCTCGTATCCTTTTGCGTGTCCTCTAGGGTCAGTAATCTTCTGTCCCTGTCTTACTTTACTATTGTTATATGTTTTTAATGATGCACCAGCAAGAGCTCCTGTCATACTATCTTGCAGTTTAAGAAACTTTGTTAATCCAGCAGCATTAATTTTTTGGAATGTAGAACCAGCAGAAGATAGGGATTTTGTAACATCAGCAGTTTCAGATGCTGTCATTGTTGCCTTACCAGATACGTCCTTGTATGTTGCATCGTCCATCCAAACTGATGAAGGTTTGGTAAGCCCTTTAATATTTGCACCGAATGACGCTTTCATTCCTTGCAAATCTGATCCAGAATATGTTGTATGCCATACGACACCAATCTTTGAAGACTTAATCTTTTTACCCAAATCTGAATTTACATCTACTGCATATACGATTGTATTGGGTTGGAAAGTGTAGTACTTAGTACCATCTATAGTTGTTGTGTCAACATCATCAGATGTATACATCAAGTCGCCCTGTAGAACGTCTTTGATACCCAACTTAGAAAATTCTGCAAGTGCAACTTTAAACTTACTATTCAATGAACCAGATAGTCCATCGTCATCAATTTCTTGTGCTGTCTTATAGAGTTTTGGTGTTGCATTGAATACTGACTTCTTTGCAACAAAGAACTTACCATCAGCAGGGTCGATACCAGCAAAGATTGCAGGCGCACCATCCCATTTGACAGTCATGTTTACAGATGAACGTGATGCACCAGCTAACATATCTCTTAATGAACGAACAAAGTTAATTGCTGCTCTGCCGCCTGGCACTCCGAAATTCAAGATTTCGTCTTCGATATGTTCTAGATGTAGATTCTTCCCACCTTTATCTTCAGTGAGATATCCCGAAAAGTTTAACATGTGGCACAGTTTCCATTCATACAAAAGTTATTACTATTCTATTTATAACGAAACGTAACTAGAAACTTATATCACCAAACTTTTCATAGCGTGAATTTTGTCCTTTATCAAAGGCTGGAGTATCATCTTGTCCACTATCAATGATATCTTCTTGTGCTTCTTGTTCACAATCATACAGTTTCATCTTACTTCTGTCAATACCCACAACAAATCTTTTGTTTGTACCTAAGTCATTATAGCGATTTTTCAACTGTTTAACCATCAATTGGTTTAGTCCTTCTAACTCTTCAGTAGAGATTAGTGCAAACATCAAGTCAGCAGTAGCAGGCAAACCAAATGATTCTGAAGTATCTTCTAGTCCAACATCAGAGTTTGCAAAACCACCACGAGTAGTTTGTGTGGCAGACATGATTGGTAGATTTGTTTCAACAGCAAGTCCACGCAGTTCTTCTGCAATAGCCTTGATGTAGAAGTACGAACCTACACTTGCATTACCTTTGAAACGAGAAGAAGAACAGATGTTCAGATAATCAATAAAGATAATGTCTGGTGTAAATGATTTCTTTAGAGCAAGTTCTTTGATTAGACTACGGAAGTGTCCACTGTGGGCAGATGCAGTTGGATATTCTTTGATAACAAGTTTACCATTAGTCTTCTCATTAATCTTTGCAACTCTATCAGTAAACATTTTCTTTGGTAGATTATGCAAATCTTCCATAGACACATTCATCAAGTTTGCATCAATCCGTTCAGCAATACGTTCTTCTGCCATTTCTAAAGTAATGTATAAAACATTCTTACCTTGCATCAAAGTAGATGCAGCCATGTGACACATAAACAATGATTTACCAACACCAGTACCAGCAAGAGCAATGTTAAGTGTTTTCTGTGGAAGTCCACCTTTAGTAATCTTGTTGAAATACTCTAAGTCAAATTCTAGTTTCTCTTCTTTCTTGTGATAGAATTCGAAACGATCTTCTGCGTCTTCAATATAATCGTGTCCGATATGTTGGTCGAAACCAACTGCAAGTGCTTCAGATAGAATAGATGGTATTGCTTCTTGGGTATGTTGTTTATCTTTACCCTCAATAATCTGAATACCAGATAAGATTGCATTGTAAACTGCTTTATCTTTACAGAACTTCTCAGTGGTATTTACCAACCACTGCATATCAACCTCTGCATCATTTAGAGATTCAATAACCTCTACTACCTTTTGAAACTCAGTACCATTCAAATCTTTTCTATTATCAAGTTCGATAGACAAAGTTTCCTTTGTAGCCATTGCTTGATACTTATCCATGAAGTTGTAAATCTCTTCAAAGAGTATACGGTCAGTTTTGTCTTGAAAGTATTCACCTTTAATGAATGGTAATACCCTACGGGCATATGTTTCATTAAAAATGAGGTTACTGAATATTGTCTTTTCTATCGTCATCGCTTGCATCTGTAAAACTGCCCTCATTTATATTTTCATCAATTAAATCACTAAGAATGTCTCCAATGAGATTAAAGAAATCATCACCGAAACATTCTTTACCTAGTCCATTAGAGTCTAACAGATTCCACTCAAATTGTAAAGAGGCGGATTCATTTTTTTCGTCTTCTACTATAGAAACCTTTCCATATTCATAGACTACTCCCTGCCACATTCCTGCTTTGTCAGTAAGTCCTATACCTGTCCAAGTCTTATCCTTGTTTTCGACATAGGTGTAGTATTCACTCATATCAGACATAATGTAGGTAACTCCCTATAATATATTTTGGTTTATCAATCGGTTTTCTTCCAGCATGTAAATGTGTCCACATTGGTGGGAACATTGTCATTCTACCTGTCTTAGGCTGAACAGAAATATTAAACTGTGGAAACTCTGTATGTCCACCTTCGTTATCATCTAGATATAAAAAGAATACTAAGAACCTTGGCGCACTATCAATACTACCAACGTCAACATGATTGTCAAACTCATCAACATCATTGGGCATATATCTTTTCATTCTAAAATTTTCAAATGCAAATTTCTGTGGAAACATTCTTTCTGTTATATCACAGTCCTTCATGTACTTATCAATATAACTGAAGAAAACCTCTTGAAGTGTATCTTCAAAAGGCTTCCACTGTTCATGCATCTGTAGTGTTACTTGCTTAAAAGAACGGTGTCCATCAAGAACAATATCCTCGTGGTGTTGAGGATATCGTTCAAACATGGCAATGAGTTGTTTTGATAACGACTCAGATATTACGTTCTCATACGTCTGTATTAAGTTCTTCATCTTCTGGTTCTTCCTCAACTATACTTCCACCATACTTAAACTCTTTACTAGCTGCATCATCTAACTGTTGCATAACTTCTTCTGTAAAGAACTTTTCTGGTTGGTTGTTGATTGTTTTACCAAAAGTTTTTGTACCGTCAGGCAACTCAACACGAGTTGATACTGATTTGAAGATACCATACTTTAATGCAAGTTCAAGTAATCCATAATACTTATCTAATCCACGTTCATACATTAGTCGTACATCAACCATCTTGTTTTCGATAGTCAAACGTGACTTAGCATTCTTACAGTGAATGATATTACCTACCACCTCTGTACCATCCTTCTCTTTCTTCTTAGAAAGATACACGATAGATGATGCCGCATACTTCAGTCCAGAACCACCACCCATTTCTTTGGTAGGGAACATAGAACCAACTACGTCATATGTGTGATTGGTAACAACCATAGGTACTTTTGCTTTACCTAGTTTCAAAGTCAGTACACGAAATGTTGCCTTGACAATTTGAGCACGTGTCATATCACGAGTTTCTTTGCCTGCAGCAGTATCTTCTACTTCTTTGGTTGTAGATAACATACCAAGTGAATCTAGACATAGCATCATAGGAACACGTTCTTTTTCTGGTGTCTCTAGATACTTATCCAAAATCTTTAAAGACTGTGATCTAAATTCTTGTACAGTTGTTACTGGCAAGATAACCATACGAGAAGGGTCAATACCCCTGTCGATAACCATCTGTTGAGTAATAGCAGATTCAGACTCAAAATACAACACACCAGCATCTGGGTTTGCATCAAGGAATGACTTAACCATGCCCATAATAAAGAACGTCTTACCAGTTGCACTTTCGCCTGCGATTGCAGTAATCTTGTTGGATGCAAGTCCACCATAGATACTACCAGACAAAAGAGCATTGAAGATGTAAGAACCAGTATCAATAAACGAATCTACATCACCAGCCTCAACTCCATCACTTACAAGTGCAGCGTATTCGTTGCCCGCTGTCTTGGCAATATCTTTCAAAAAATCCAATTACAAATCTCCTTCTTCTCTATTCTCAGAACGAAATGAATCAAACCCATCTGGATATCTTGATTCAAGTTTATCTGTGTTCATATATATGACTTCCTCTAGATTGGTATCTAGAGCAATACACGCCTGAACGAGATACCAGCAAATATCGCCGAGCTCACGTTTTGCATGCCAAATAGTTTGTTCATCCATAGGTTTCCCTTGGAACAAACATTTCTTGACAATTTCTGTAAACTCTCCACTTTCGGCACTTAGTCCCATTGCAGCAGTGATAAGTCGTTCTGGGGGAACGCCAAAATCATCAATAACATCCAATGCATCACCAAATGCATCAGGGTCTTTGCTTTCGTCACTCGTGACAGTATCAACAAAGTGTTGATAGTCAATCAATAAAGATTCATCACGCATATCGTATCTCCTTCATAATTTTTCATCTTGTATATAATAACAAATTACTGGGCGTTTGTCAATAGATTTTATAGAATAACACTTTTTTGTGGTACTTGAATTCCACTTGTTTGTGTTTGCCATCCTGTAGCAATCTCTTTCATAGTGGGTAGTACAAACGATACACAAGTTTTATTAAACTGCAAAGTTCCGTCAACCTTCTCACCTGTCATACAAACACCATCAACTAGAGCTACACCCTTTTCGTTTACTTGTACTAAACGTGGGCGTTCAATAGTATAGGACATCATATCATCAGTGATATATTTACCAATTATTTCTGCGCCATTTGTTAACACGAGTGTTACAATTGTATCTTCTTTCATTTTCTTTTCCTTTATTAGTCTTTCCAACAGTATGTTGGGTAAGAACTGTTCACATCAAATATGTTTGGATGATTCATAAGAGCACGCCGATACGGTGTCCACTTAATTCCTCTACCCCAACACAGCCAATCCATCAAATCTATCTTTCTAACTTCTTTGTTAGTTTTTATAAATTCAACAATTTCTTTAAACTTCTCACTATCACCCATAACCTTCTGTTTCGATAACAAGTCGTTCATGTATTCGTTCATCTCTACCATCTTATCTTTGTATACAAGATTATTACGAATGTGTTCCAAGGCATATTCTGCCTCTTCATTTCTAAATGGAAGGTCATTTAGATATGTATTCATCATCATTAGTGCGTCATTATCATCAGTGAAGAATGAAGCCTTATCGTGCAGTTCATGGTAGTATCCAGCATCGTACATGATATAAGCAACACCGTTCATCATACCATCTGTTGTACTAACACTCCAACCACCGTACTTTTGTTTTGGAGAGAATCCCATATAGCACTTTCTAAGTTCTTTATAGTATCCCTGTTTATCAAACTTTGTTGTCACAACATACTCACGATTAGGTTTATCTAAAAGTGGTATCCAAACTTTAAAGTCTTGTCGTATTTCCCACAACTTATCACACAATGCTATAAACTCTTTGAAGTGTTTATATGTATCAGGTCTATGATTGAACACAATAATCTTTTCTGGATTTGGATTTATCTCATCAACAATATCCTCTTCCTTAACACCTAAGTGTTGAACAGTCAATATCTCATCTAATTTGATAATAGTTTTAGTATTGAATGTTTCTGATGCTTGTTCAAGTACCAAGTCTTTCTGTGCCTGTGTATTGATATAACATCTATCATACTCTAATAGCCCAGTCATGTTTTGTAGGAAACTATCTTTAGGCCATGCAACAACATCTTTTAAGTCGAACCAATGAGAGTATCCTGTCACTGGAGGCATATGGTGTGTTACATTATAAAGCGTATTAACAAGTTGGTGTGTATGTTCAGGCAAGTGTGACATAACAATATCAAAGTCTAGACTATTGTTAAGCATCTTTCGTACTACATCTACACGGAAATTCGAGCGCATGGTCTGGGGATAAGTTTCGAAGTCCATGTACCACTGCGTTACATTATCAAACTGCAACGAGGGAACTGGACAAGGAAGAATCATATAATGCCACAAGTCATCACGAATTTCATTCAGAAGTTTAATCTGATTCTTGACAACTTGGATATAACTATCTTTCTCCAAGTCCTTCTGGAAAGTAATGTTAGGATACCAGAGTACCCTAACAGTCTTTTGAAGTTTTTGTTCTTCACCTATCTCAAAGAGATTCATTATTAAGTTACCTTTGCAGTAATATCACGCTTCAACATTGCATCTTTAGATTTTAAGATATACTGTTGGACTGCCCAACATCTATCACTGAAAGAAGTATCAGTATCCCTAATTCTCATCCAATAGTTTGGAAGCGCAGGCCAAAACTTTGTTGCACCAATGTAAACCATACATTTAATAGAACCATTCGCATTTAGATGTTTTAGGAGAAATTGACTCTTGTTCCCATTACCACTAAACATATCATCACTATCATTCATTTTGGTGAAGTAAGCAACAAAAAACTCTTGAAGTTCTTTTTTTGTAAACATCATCTGAACAGCAGTTTCTTTTTTACCATACTCAGTAAAACATTGAAACATTATTGAAAGACATTCAATAGGTGACATTCCAATATGAGTTTCGCCAGTTATCTTTGCAACTTCTCTTACAGTTCCTATTGCAGCCCTTACATTAGATTCTCCAAACCTTTTGAAAAACCCATTACCGACACCTTCCTTCAATCCACTCAATGAAGTGATATTCAAGAAATCATCAGCACCTTTTACATTTTCAATCTGCATGATACCATCATAGTTAAGTTTTTCGTTTTTCAAAAAGTTAAAACATTCTACAGCGTGTTTTCGTCCAGAACGATATGATGAAGCAAATTTCTGACTTTCGTTTTGTCCACTTCTATCACCAGCATCAGTGGTGTGCCTCTCTGCTTCAATTCTAATATATTCTTCTTTATCCAATCCCTGTTCATGGAATCTAACAGACATTAATACATTAGTAATTTCTCCGTTATTAGCAATAAGTTTTTTTACTATTCTATTATTACCAATATACTTCACTAACTGCCAGTCAGAAGAACCACCAACAATTGGCCCAGGCCTAAACATACCAGCTAAAACACCAGCATCAGCTTCATTATACCCTTTTGGATTTCCACCACCATTTGGTGTATTAAGATTGGAAATATTTTGGTCTTTATTTTGGTTTGCCCATTTTGATCTATCAAATCCACCTTTTGTTTTTTCTGATGACCAAATATAATCAATAGGAACTTGAATGACATATGACTTATCTAAATCGTCATCACTAAAATCCTTTTGCAAAAAGTCATCAATATGTTGGTAGTGACTATAATCTGTATTATCTTCTTAACTGAACTTGGACAATTAAGATTCATTAAAA